ACCTACAGGTCCACAAGGACCAATTGGACCTGCAAGTTCTGACAAAGGGTTAAAAGGACCAGAAGGTACTAAAGGGTTAAGAGGACCACAAGGGCCTCAGGGACCTCAAGGTAATAATGAAAAGGGTCTTATAGGTGATGTTGCCGTTGGTGGAGATATTGGACCTACAAATACAGATAAAGGACTACAGGGACCTACAGGTGATGAGGGACCTAAAGGTTTTCAAGGACCGAGAGGTACAATTGGTTCTTCACCTAAAGGGGCGAGAGGAACACAAGGACCAACAGGTCCAATAGCTGAAAAAGGTCCGAGTGGTACGTCCACAAATAAAGGTAATAAAGGTATCAAAGGTATCAAAGGACCGAAAGGTACAGATGGACCGAGAGGAACTATTGGAAATAGTATAACGGGACCAACAGGACCCAACGGACCAACAGGTCCTAATAATACCGATAAAGGACTTAAAGGTCCACAAGGACCAACAGGTCCAACTAATACTGATAAAGGAACACAAGGACCAAAAGGTCCTAGAGGTAATCAAGGTGGACAAGGACCTCAAGGTCCGACAGGACCAAAGGGAACTACCGGTGGACAAGGACCGACAGGTCCATCAAGTACTGATAAAGGTATTAAAGGGCAAAAAGGTTATAAAGGCACTAAAGGACCAAATGGTCCCACCGGTCCAAATGGACCAAAAGGTACTAAAAATACCACACAAGGTGATAAGGGACCATCTTCAACAGATAAAGGTATAAAAGGTTATAAAGGACCAAAAGGTTTACAGATAGGGAGAGGTACACAAGGGTCACAAGGACCTAAAGCGTCTAATGGGGTAACAGGCCCTACAGGACCACAAGGACCTGCAAGTACTGATAGAGGTCCAATAGGGCCAAAAGGACCACAAGGTAATGATGGTAACCGAGGTCCCCAAGGTAGTGCGTCAGGTACAGGTATTCAAGGACCAACAGGACCCAAAGGACCGGCAGGTAATACTGCAGGACCAAAAGGAGCTATAGGTCCACGACAAAGCCAAGGCTCGCAAGGACCACAAGGACCTAAAGCGTCTAATGGGGTAACAGGCCCTACAGGACCACAAGGTCCGGCAAGTACAGATAGAGGTCCACAAGGTAATAAAGGTATTAAAGGTGATTTAGGACCACAAGGGCCTAAGGCAACACAAGGTTCTGGTGGTGATACAGGTCCACAAGGTCCAACAGGACCTGCAAGTTCTGTTAAAGGTAATAAAGGTTTAAAAGGTGGTCTTAAATCACAAACATCAGATAAAGGTATTAAGGGTTACAAAGGGCCGAGAGCGGCAACGGGTCAACAAGGTCCACAAGGACCGGCAAGTTCTGTTAGGGGACCAGAAGGTAATAAGGGTCCAAGAGGGCCTCAGGGTTCACAAGGACCACAAGGACCTAAAGCTAGTCAAGGTCTTAATGGACCTACAGGACCACAAGGTCCGGCAAGTACGGATAAAGGTAATAAAGGTATTAAAGGTCCGAGAGGTGGACAAGGACCACAAGGACCTACAGGTTATCAACCTGGACAAGGTCCACAAGGACCTAAAGGAGCCGTAGGTGCGGATGGTAATGACAAAGGACCACGAGGGCCACAAGGACCACGAGGACCACAAGGACCTACAGGACAGCAAGGACCCAAAGCATCTGGAGGGGCGACAGGTCCGACAGGTAAAGAAGGTCCGGCAAGTTCAGAAAAGGGACCAAGAGGAAATGTAGGTAGTCAAGGACCTAAAGGACCTAAAGGGTTCAAAGGTGGACAAGGACCCAAAGGACCTAAAGGTTATAAGGGGGGTACAGGAGAAAAAGGATTAAAAGGTATAAAAGGTTACAAAGGTCCTAGAGGACCACAAGGACCCCAAGGTTTAAAAGGACCAAGATTATCTCAAGGGTCAGGAGACGTAGGTGATACAGGACCACAAGGACCAGCAAGTACAGAAAAAGGTCTTAAAGGTCTTAAAGGTCCTAAAGGTGCTAAAGGACCAAAAGGTATAAAAGGACATAAAGGTTATAAAGGACCTAAAGGTCCACAAGGACCTATAGGTAAGGACGGTTTAGATGGTAATAAAGGACCTAAAGGACCTACAGGTTCTGGCGGACCAACAGGGCCAACAGGACAAAAAGGACCAAAAGGACTTAAAGGACTTAAAGGTAGAACTGGAGAAAAGGGTTTAAAAGGGGTTGACGCAGGAAAAGGACCAAAAGGTGCTATAGGTGGACAAGGTGCGGTCGGAGACCAAGGACCAATAGGTTCTTTTTCCGATAAAAGATTAAAGGAAAATATTAAAAAAATTGATACACCTTTACAGAAAGTTTTAAATCTACGTGGTGTTGAATTTATATGGAAAGAAGAAAATCTCGATGGTACCGTTTTACTTGATGGTGGTAGAAAAGATATTGGAGTTATTGCTCAAGAGGTAAAAGAAGTTTTACCTGAATTAATTGGTGGTTCAGAAGAAAGAGGTTATAAAGTTAGTTATGAACAATTAATCTCAGTATTATTTGAAGCAATTAAGGAACAAGAATTAATCTTAAAGGATAAAGATGGTGAACTAACTGAGTTAGAGGGAAAGTTTAAACGTAATCAATAATCATATCATTTAAATACTTTTTAACTAAAGTATGGTCGGCATAATCATAATAACTTCTACTCATTGACGCACCTTCAATTACTTCCTCAGTAATCATTTCTTTAGTGAGGTCTTCAAAGTCACCATAATAGTCAAATGCATTTCTATAATCATCTAATTGATAGTCATCATTAAAAATTGAACTAAATAAAAAAGGTATGAATTTGGTAACTTCAATGATGTAGTTATATATAGTTTTCTCCTCACCTTTACTATTCTTTATGGTCTTAGATTCCCAATCACCACTATTATCTATCTCCAATAAACTTCTAACTTCACTCATTATTTCATTATACTTTTCATCGGTATATGCTGTATTATATGAGTTATGGTGAAGTGAATATAAATTACTTGAAACTTCAGAAGCTTCATCTAATAAAACTTTAGTAGATGTTTCATCTTCTTCTAAAATATCCATTACTAACATAGGGTCTTTAACATCAACATAATCGGGGTGACCTTGGTCTTTAGCCATATTTTCTAATAACTCAGTTTCGGGTGAAATTTGAGTTCCTGATAATTCTTCAGATATTGATTTGGCAAGTAAGAATTTATTTTTTTCATTTAACTCTTCAATAACATCGGTATACAAATTTTGAGTAACATCGCTAAATGGTTCGAACCAATCATCTTCACCTAAAATATTTTTAACCATTTCCGATGATGACATTTCACGATTACCGTCATCTGATTTAAAAAAAATACTTAAGTCTGACCTTTTACCAAGAGTTAAAAAATATTTATCACCTTTCTTAGTTATATCACTATAAGTGGAAACAATGTTATCGATAGTTTTTTTACGGTCATCAATATAACTCTTTCTTAGATAAGTCATTGGAAACATTTCAATAACACTTTCGTATGTGTCGGAGTTTTGAAGTAACCCAAACCTTTCTAACAAATCAAAAAAACTATCCTTATCTCCATTGAGATAACGGTTGATAAAGTCTTCAACCTCACCTGAACCTCCCGATAGTATATTGATAATTTTTTCTTTCATAACACGTTATTTACATATAAATATAAAAAAAGGTGAGTTTTACCTCACCTATTTACCCCAATCCCTTATTTTGTTTAATTACTTCTTATCGTAATACTTTTCAACCGTCTTTTTGATGGCTTCTTTAACAGTTTGAGTGTTTGTACTTTTAACAGTTTGTGAACTTTGTTTTGTTTGGTTTTTGTTTTTGTTTTTACATCCGCATCCCATAGTTGATATTTTTTTAGTAAAGTTTATAATAATAAATATAAGTAACCATGAATTAGTGTAATAATCGGTTTTTATTTATATTTATGATAAAAGTACAATATTATGAATCTTAGTCAAGTTTTATTAGAAAGTAGGAAGGATGATTTTTTAAGAATGTTTAGAGACAAGTTTTCTGACGAACAACTTAAAAAAGTTTTTACCCTATCTAGACAATTAGCCCCTAATCAAAAATTCCTTACATTTTTAGGTAAAGTTATACCTACAGAAAATTTTGATGAGAATTTAAGTAAAGCTGAAAAAGTAGTTGAGAAATTTATTAAGTACCAACAAGCTCTACAACAAAAAGATATTAATCAATTTAAAACTTTAGATGAGATAATAACTGCTATTAATAATCATGAGAATAAAGTTAGACGTACAGTTAAATCTGTTGATGGTGCTGATGTTGTTTATGAAGATGACCGATTTACGGTTGTAACTCCTCAAACACATAAGGCGAGTTGTTATTATGGTGCTGGTACTAAGTGGTGTACTGCCTCTATGAATGGTTCTTCACATTTCGATAACTACAATGTAGATGGTAAACTTTTCTATATCTTAGATAAAAAGGCAAAAAGTAATGACAAATATTATAAAGTAGCTTTATTACAAAAATATGACGGAGATAAAACATTTTATGATGCGCCTGATAAATCTTTTACTTCTGGGTGGATATTAGGTACTCCAGAATATGATGAAATTCAAAACGCGATTGATAAATACATTAATACTAACTACCAAAGAGAGATTAATATCTTTAAAGATAAAGAGGCGGCTAGACTTGAAAGAGAAAGATTAAGAAGAGTGGCTGAAAGACGTAGAATTGCTCAGTTAAGGGCTGATGCGGATGAAAGAAAAGAAGAGGATTCATGGAATTTAGAAAACGAACCTGACCAACAAGCTATAGAGGCTAATGCGGTATTTGAAGTTATGGTTGATGAGTACGGCGTATCTGTTGATGAAGAAGAAGGTGAGTCTATATATGATTTAATCCCGTCACAGTATAATCATTATGATTTACCAACATTTGAATGGGTAGGTGATGATGATACTGGAATAACCTTTGCTGTTGGTACGTGGGATGAAGTATGGCAAGCGGCTAAAGAATATATGGAAGGACTATGGGATGACCAAGGGGCTGACGGATGGAGTAGCTCGTTTATTGAAAGTCATATTGATGAGCAGGAAGTTAGAGATTATTTTTATGATATGTTTGAAGATGATGTAAATAATAATTATGAATCATATTTTGATACAGACGAATTACCACTATCAGACGAACAAGAATCTCAAGTAGCCAAATTAAAAGAAGAGGCAGAAGAGTTAGATGAGATAACTAGAAATGTAGATGACGTATATAATGAAGATGAGGTAGAATTAGCTGAAGATAGATGGAATGAAATAGATGATGAAATAACATATATTGAATCTGACCCTGAAGGTGAACCGACAGAGGAACAAATTGAAGATATGGTAAATAGTAGAGTTAATGATGTCATGTATGATATGATGGCTAGTATGACCGATTATGGTTTAGATATAAGTGACTATGTCGATAAAGATGCGTTATTTGAGTCAGCAATTGATAGCGATGGTGTGGGTAATTCTCTTAGTAGTTACGATGGGGTAGATAATGAAGTAATGATAGGTGATACTTGGTATCACGTCTTTAGAACAGAATAATGAAGTTATTAAATTTAATAGAAGGTAGAAGAGAAGATATACTCAATCGTTTTGATGAGAACCCTGAGTTACGCAAAACAATAGAGGAGTTCTTAGACCATGAATTCAATAAGAAAACAAATTATAAATATGTAAATTGGGTACTTAAAAGAAATTTTGATGACTTTGGTAATACAATTATTTCTTTAGATAGTGTAATTAATTGGATTGAAAAATTTGATAGAGTAAGGAAAAACTTACAATACAAAGATATTAATCAATATAAAAACCTTCATGACCTTATCGATGCGTTAGAAGTTTACGGTGACACAAAAAGTGAAGAAAAAACTAAAGTAGAAGCGGGTACCTCAAAGATATATGAGGACTCTGAAGTTTTAATAGTTAAACCACTTACTCAAAAATCATCATGTTATTATGGTCAGGGTACCAAATGGTGTACGTCAGCCACATCTGGTGGTAACGCATTTAGAGCCTATAATGATAGAGGTCCTTTGTATTATTTTATATTTAAAAATTTAAATAAAGATAATGATTATTATAAAATCGCCATTCATTATAATGTAGCTGAGGATAGGTACTCACTTTTTGATGCTAAAGATAATTTTAATTCTAATCTGTTAGGTTTTTTAAAAACAAATTCAGCTTTCAATTCGATTGAAAAAGATATTGAAGAAAATCATAAAGTTGATGAATCTAAAAGTTTAGAGATTATGTTAATTAAACTTATTAGAGAAAATAAGTTTAATTTTAGTAAAATTAGAAAATATGTTTTATACGATAAGTTAGTTAATATAATTGGTGATGATAAAGGTACGAGACCACTTGTAGTCGGTTGGTATGGTGAAAAACGTATTATGATTAAAGTAAGTGATAACGATGAGGAAATAGAATTTAGGGAATTAAGAAACAGTACTCCAAATTATGTTTATGATAGGAGACCTCTATATGAAATGGTAGAATATCTTGAGTCTAAATCGGACCCATATGATTTAGCACATTTATTAAGTCAAAATACTATACATACTAATTATAAAGTTATTAGAGATATATTTAATTTCTTTATTGAAGAATTACATGAAGAGTTAAGTGTGGGTAATCAAGAAGGTTTTAAGTTTTGGAACCCTGTAAACTCACATTCAAATTACCGTTTTGAAAGTAGAAATCCTGATAATGCTTACATTAAATTTTTAAATTATATAACTCAAAAAACAAATGAAGGGGAACCAGCCAGTAAGAGAGATTTCTTAATTAATGTCTTAGAAAAAGACCCTGAAGAAGTAGTATTTTCAGGATATCTCTCAACAATGTTCAGTTCAATGAAAGATGCTGGACTCGTTAGTCTTTACAGAGCCAACACTTCGCCTTATTTTAGGTACAAGCTTGGCCCCAACCACAATGTTTGGGAAAAAGGAAGACTAAAGAGAATATGAGATTAGATACCAATTGGATTTTACAAGAACCTATAGATTTAGAGCATAAACAATATGTTCTACTAGATTATATCAATAAAGTTGATAAGGACTTTGATGAATTTAAGTTATACCCATCCTTCCAAGAATTGTCGTTACATTTAGCTAACGTTGGTTCAATTAAGGACCGTTCTAGATATATTACACTTAATAGGGAACCAGATGATATTGATGATGAAATATTATTAGACGACTTGGTGTATAATAATTTAAGACATAGTAAAGAAACTAAAGAAGAAATATCAAAGATTATAAAGTTTTCTCAGAGTAGATTAACGGATTTATTTTTAATAGGTAAGTCTATATGGACATTACTATATGATAATGTTTCAATACGAATTGTACATAATCAACTTAAAACTAATGATACCGGTGAGGATAACACATATACTAAAGCTGGTGTAGGATTTTTTTACATAATATATGATGAATTATTATACGTATATCAATATAAAATTAATACGTACACTAAAACGACTAATGAAAATAAATGTAAAGTAGATTTGATTTATAAAGGTGATGTAATAGATGTAACCGATAAAAAAACTATAACTAATTTGATTAAAAATAATTATAAGTTACCGATTAATCGTTTAAATGATGATGAAATATTAAATAATATTGAAGATGCGTATCCAATTTTTAGGGTTAGGTATGAAGAAAAGTTTCCATTAGAGGGTTCTATTTTATCTATAGCTAAGAGAAAAGTTATGAACTATATTTTTCAAACAATTAAAATTCAAGAATTAAAGTCATAAGATGAGTAACATTAAACTTAAAAAACCTGACCATATTGTATGGGATGAGGAGACTCAAAAATATAACGCAAATATATTACCTTATGGAAGTAGTGTGTCTGCACCTGTTATTAAGATAGAAGATATTTCATCCTACAAACAAAGGAATGTACAAAAGATACAGAAAAAATTCAATAAAAAATACCAAGAATTAGTAGATGAATATAATAATTTAGTTGATGAAGTTAAATTAAATCAAATAGTGTATGAGTCTAAATTTTCTTTTGAGCCGATAATAGGTCATATTTATTATCTTTATTATGGAGATGATGGAAAATATTTCTTATCATTAATAGAACCTGAAATGTGGAATCAAGAATTTGTTCTAAGTGTTGAACTAAATTCTGAACATAAATGGGTCTTAATAAAAAAACCTCAAAACTAATGAAACTTCAAAACCCTATAGACGTTAATATTACAGATAAAACTGTATCAGTTCTTTTAGCGGGTGGTTTGGGTAATATGATGTTTCAGACAGCAACCTTAATGGTCTACGCTAAAGAAATGGGTTACAACCCAATTGTTGGTTATTGGACTACACATCAATCAGAGAGTTCTAAATTTAATAAACATCTTAATCGAAATGGTAGAAATATACATTTTGACCCATGGGGTGGACACATATTAAAAGACCCGCATATATCATTTGGAGACGTTTACCCTAATCTACCATGGTTCGACAGTAGACCTAACGCCTTTGAATGGTGGTTTGACCAAAGTTTAGGGTGGGATATTGATACTGGTGAAGGTGGGGTGTACTACGATTTAAAACAAAAAGTAAAACCACCTTATCTATTTCAGGGTTACTTTTTTAATAAATTGTATTGGCATCACGAGAGGGATTACATCTTAGAACTATTCGAGCCTGATGAAAACATATCAAATTATATCGAATATAATTATGGGGGTTTATTTAAAAATAGTGTCTCCTTACATTTAAGGATGGGTGGAGGTAGACAAGATAATTTTTTTGATATAAAATTAATACCTGAAGAGTGGGTTATTAAAATTTTAAATAATGAGAGTGAGGGACATAAAGTACTTGTGTTTTCAGATAATTTAGAATCCGCCAAAAATTTTGTAAACAAATTAGGATTTCCTAAGGAAAAGTTTGTTTATATTGATGAAGACCCGTATATTGCGGTTCATATGATGAGTATGTGTGACAAGCATATATTATCAAACTCAACGTTATCATTTTGGGGTGCGTATCTTGATAAGAAACAAGAAAATGAGTATACTTTTATTCATGAAAGTTTTTTTGAAAGACATCCTTATAGTATGATACCTTACAATAAATGGAAAATTAACAATTAAATTATATTATTATGGGTGAAAAATTTGAAATACCAACAGAACGTATGAATATGTTAACAGGTAAACTTAGGGTACCTATTCATATTAATTACATATCAGATTACATTTTATGTGAGTCGACAGAAAAAACGAGAATAATTTTAAAACAATTAATTAATAGAGACTTAATAGAGGTTAGTAAACACGCTGATGACTATTATGTTTTAAAGGCTAAAGGTAATGAGTAAAGAATTAGTATCACATCCTGACCATTATGGTGGTGAAGATAACCCATATGAGGTTATAAAAATAGCAGAAGCTACAGGGTTAGATAAAGATGCGTATCTATTTAACGTATTAAAGTATATAGTTAGAAGTGGAAAAAAAGATGACAACCCACCTGTACAAGATTTAAAAAAAGCGTTATTTTATTTAGATAGAAGAATTAAAACAATTGAACAAAATGGAGAAGAATAAAATTTATTGCGGTGATGGCCGTAAACTTATGTCGGAGATGTCCGAAAAAACTGTAGACTTAGTTGTTACTAGTCCACCTTATGGTGTTGGTATTGATTATGATAGTTGGGATGATGATAAAGAAATAGCCGAGTACTGGAAATTTACAAGAGAATGGTTAAGAGAGACTTATCGAGTACTTAAAGACGATGGTCGTATAGCACTAAACATTCCTTACGAGATTAACAGACAAAAAAAAGGTGGTAGAATATATTTTTCCGCTGAATTTTGGATGATAATGAAAGAGATTGGGTTTGGTTTCTTTGGTATTGTAGATTTAGAAGAAGATTCCCCGCATCGTTCAAAAACAACTGCTTGGGGTAGTTGGATGAGCCCGTCTTCACCATATATTTATAATCCTAAGGAGTGTGTGATTCTTGCTTATAAGAAAAAACATAAGAAAGATATTAAAGGAACACCTCAATGGAAAGGTGAGTTTCAAATGGTTCCTAATGAAAAAATTGAAGGTGAGTTTAGAAAGAAGTTAGTCTATGAGGATAAAGATAAAAAAGATTTTATGTCTTTAGTCTTTGGTCAGTGGAATTATTTTGCGGACACAAGACAAAAAACAAAGGCGACATTTTCATTGGATATACCATATAGAGCGATTAAAATTCTTTCATATAAGGAAGACGTAGTTATGGACCCATTTAATGGGAGTGGGACAACTTGTTTAGCTGCGGAAATGTTAGGTAGACCTTGGATTGGTATGGATATAAGTAAAAATTACTGTGAAGTCGCCAGAGAAAGATTAAAAGAGTACCAAACTGAACAAAAACAGTTGAAGTTAGTTTTAGATGAACATACGAGAAATTAGTATTAAGAACCACGACTCAATCACTATAGTAACAACTGATGGTCATGTAAAAACATTTAAAAAAGGAAGTCTAAGTAACCCTAAAAAAGTGTGGTTTGATAATATCATCGCATGTTCAATATCATTAATGAGTGAAACCCCTACAAAGTGAGGGGTTTTTTGTTATTATAGATATTTATTAATAAAAGTTTTTATGTCAAAGTTATTTATAAATGAATCGGAAGAGTCTCAAATACGTAAAATGTATTTAATTGAAAGTGACTCTGACAAAAAAGATGGTACGATAATGAAGGCCAGTCAAAACTTTTGGGACCATATTAAATTTGAAGAAGGTGACCCCAAAAAACCAATTGGTAACATAAAGGCGCCAGTATTAAAGGCTTATAAAGACACAAGTGGAGTTTTAACTATCGGTTATGGACACACTGGTAGTGATGTAAAACGTGGTTTAGTGATAGATAAAAAAACTGCGTTAGAGTTACTTTATAAAGATGCTTCGGAGGCTGCCGACTGCGTTAGAAGATTTTTAGGGGAATGGAAAGATAAAGGATTAAAAACGTATATGTTAACTCAAGGACAATTTGATTCGTTAATATCGTTAGTTTTTAATACTGGATGTGATTCAGTTAGAATGTCAAGATTTATACAATATGTTAAATCTGGTCAAAATAAAAAAGCGGCAGAAAGTATTTTATCATATAAGTCCTCGAATGATGGTCTTAAGAATAGAAGAACAAAAGAAAAAAATATGTTTATATCATGAAAAAATTAATTAAAGAATCAGGATTAAGAAATATCAACGATTTATCTAAGAGATATGAGAAAGCTAAAATATATTTTCATCAAGATTTAGACGGTGTTACGACTGCCTTAGCTATGAAAAATTATTTAGAGAATAATGGAATTAAAGTTGTTGATTCTGAAATAATACAATACGGTGATAAGGAATTTGCGGTAAAGAAACAAGACGCTAAAGGTGATACGATGCCGGTTTTAGTTGATTTCGCACATGGAAAGCCGATGTTTGTTGTACATACAGACCATCATGATAGTCAAACAGGTGTGGAAGGTGACACATCAACATCATTCAGGTCGTCACGTTCAAATGTTGAGACTTTATCTCAAATAATGTCACCAAGTGATATCTTTACTGCCGATGATATTAGATTAATATCTACAGTCGATTCTGCAGATTTTGCTAAGTATGGGTTAGAACCACAAGATATAATGAATTTTGTATTTAAATTACAAAAAGATAAGTCATTACAGAAAAATAAAATGGCCTTAGGTTTAGCAACTAACAAACTTATGTTAGCTTATAAGAATAAACCAGGTTTTATGGAAGATTTAGTAATGACATCTCAACCATCACTATTAAACATATTTCAAAACATTAATAGATTAGCTGCTGAAAAGGGGTATGCGTTACCTGAAGAGATGGCGTTGAATCAAAAAGATTATGTACAGAAACAAAAAGATAGTGATAAAGTTTATGTTGATGACGGAATTATAGTACAATACGGAGGTGGTTCAATGTTTAAACCAGGTTCTTATGACCGTTATACTCCATTTAAAAATAATCCTGAAGCTGACTTTATAGTTATTGCTTGGCCAATGGGGTTAGTACAAGCATCATGTAACCCATTTAAAGGTGAGAGAGAATTGAAAGGTGTTAACTTAGGTGATATAGCTCAAGAAGTATTAAGTAAATGGGAGAGTCAATTAAGAGAAAAGATAATTCCTTTATCTACTATCAAATGGATATCAGAAGGTAATAAACAATTTGGAGATGAGTCAGTTGGTTTCACTAATGCGGATTTAGAAGCCTTTTATGGTGATAAGGTTCGTTCAATGGATGGGGGTGATAACTATATGGAAAAATTAAAAGATATAATGGACAAACCATCAACTAAGTTAACTGAAGATGAGTGGGCTATATTAGATAAGTTAGGTGTACCGGCATGGGAAATGATTCAAGCTAACTCAGGTGGACACAAATGTATTACAAATATATCGGCGTTAAATTACTTCGGAAGAGGTAAGAGAAAACCTGAAGGTAAATATAAATACAATAAAGATAAAGGTGATTCACCATATGTTAAGTTTGTTAAAATGATTCAAAAAGAATTTGTAAGAAAACTTAAAGAAAAAATTAATGAATCCAAAGGTATAAATGAAGGAATGATAAAAGAAATCGATGTTACTATTGGTGATTACGAGTCAGATAATATTGATGTACATAGAAGAGCTAAAAAGGACACGGTTAATAAAGTATTGTTAAATGATATTCAATCTGCAGCAGAAAAAGCTAAAGTAAAAGTTCAGATTAGTTGGGCACATACTGGACATAGTAGTAAAACTAAGTCAGGTAATGTTAGTAGACATAGTACTCATGATGCAGTTGATATATCTAGATTACAAGATTTAAAAGACCTAAAACAGAAACGTTTAAAAGGAGCGGGTGGAGCATCTAACTCTACTAACGGTAGTGAAAATTTTAGAATTGCGGGAAATAGACTTAAAGACGCTTTAGTTGAATTAGGTTATAATTGGAACGGTGAACGTGGTCATAAAAAGGCGGTTTTATGGCAAACTGATATTGGAGGTAATCACTATAATCATCTACATGTTTCAAACAAAGACGGAGGTAAAACAAATAGCAGTGGTCCGGTAGGTAAAGACGAAGGTAAAATTAAAAAAAGTAATCTAAAAATGGATGACATAATAAGTAATGGTGATAATTCAGAACTTATTGCTGTTGGTTCAAAAGGTGAAGGAGTAAAGGAAATACAAAACATTTTGAAAAAAAATGGTTATGATTTAGGTGAACCTGGTGTTGATGGTAAGTTTGGTCCTATTACTAAGAAAGCGATTAAGAAGTTCCAAAAAGATAAGGGATTAAATTTAATTGATGGTATTGTTGGAATAGAAACTTCCACAGAACTTAAAAAAGGTTAAAAGTATTAAAATAAAGAGAAGGAGACGATGTCTCCTTTTTTTATGCCTTGTTCTTCACAAAAACCACCAGAGACCTCTAAAACTGTATCACCAAATCCTTGATATGATTCACAATTTTTCTTATCATTACATGGTTGACAGTTAGAATGAATTTTAGTTATTGTTCTTCCATCTATGAAAATAATGTCTAATGGTATGATACAATTATACATCCAAAAACTTTGTTCGGTACGTTCAGGCATAAAAAATAACATACCATCAAAGGACTCGTCAAATCTTTTTCCCATCATTCCATCAGTTATGGATTTTTTAGTGGAAGAAACTTTGACTTTTAAAATATTATTTTCTATGATTACTTTCATACTAATAAATATCCAATAAAACTAATAATGAAAAAATACGCAGGAATAATCGTAAGATGTGATAATAAAGTCTTACTTTGTAAGAGAAATTCACAAACAACTTTACCAGGTTTTTGGTCATGTCCCGCAGGTAGTGTGGAAGAAGACGAACCAACTAAAGATGCCGCGATTAGAGAATTTATAGAAGAGACTGATTTACCTGTGTTAGGTGACATAGAGTTTGCCGCGGTAATAAAAAGGTATAACAGAGACGGAAGTAAAGTTAAAGGTATGTTTTATACCTACCTTATGGATGTTGAAGAAGAGATGTTTCCTGATTTAGAAAATGCTTATGATGGGGACGAACACACGGAATGTGGGTATTTTGGTAAAGATGAATTACCCGAACCAATGACAAAACAATTTAATAAACTTATAAAAATAATTTTAAAATGAACAAATTAGTAAACATGTTAAGAACATCTGCACAGGCAGATAAAGCAAAGGCATTATTATCACTTGAACTGCTTGGTGGTAAAGCAGTAGGAATCGGAGACCACTCAACAGGGGACTTCTATAAAAACGCTGAAGAGGCGTTAGTAATGTTAGTAGACGCGGACGATAGATTAGGTGCTTTAGATAAGTATTTTGATTCTAATGGAGTAATTATAGGGTAAATATCCAATAATTTTAATACAAAACACAAAAAAACCCTTAAAGGGCTTGTCTGAGAGTAATTTTTTTGTATATTTGTATAACTTTTGAGATTTATTGGAGTATTTATATCTTACCCAACAGAAAATCAGAAAGTTTTTAAAAAAAAGTTTGACAGATTAAAAAATTTGTTGTAGTTTTGTAAAACAATTCAGTAAGAGTACTGAAGACGTTCTTTGAAAATATTAGTAAGTGTCACCTTAACCATCACAGTTTGTGAAAGGAATACAAAAGATTAACCCCTTTTTCTTAAACGGTTAAGTATGACATTTGACGGCGGTTTAGCGTCGTTAGATAACCCCAGCAATGGGACTAAAGGGATTGAAACGAGAATAGTACATCGTGAATATTCGCAGAGTTTACTCTGACAACTAAACAAAGTGGCTACGGTCAAGACCCTAAGGGCAACTGCTAAAGGGACGAGACCACTCTGAGTCCGTGGAATATCAGAGTTGAGATAGTGATATCAATAGGAAAAGCTACAGGTGACGGTTCGACACACCCTGTCAGGTGTTGTAGGGCTGAGTACCAGTACAAAGGAATTCCGATACGATAAGTTAACGTATTCCTGAAGTACCGTAAGTTGACAGACTTACAGAGAGGTGTGAAGCATTTTGTTTTCAAAAGAAACGAAACTTCTCCCGAAGCACATCTTTCTCATTTCCATCGTTACTTTTACTAAAACTAAAAGAGAGCAAAAGTTCTTCGGGCGTTGACAACGAAAGGTGTCTAACACTTCGAGTCAATAGACTAACGAAGTCATCGGTAGACCGCAAGTCTCCTGATGTCAATTATCAAATACCTGGTGGGATGGCCGTCCCTTAGTGAACTCGCAAGGTTTGACAGAGTAAAGTAGTAGTTGAGTAGTTGTTAACGAAAAGAGTGGTTCACTCAAATAACCGACACTGACTTGATACTTTCGGCAACGAGAGTGGATACATGAGCAACCGATATAGGGTAATCTCACTAAAGACAAGTCACCATAAACGTGTAATCTCAGCGTTCTATACTCTATTATATATCTTCCTTAACCTCAGTTCTAACCGACTGAGGTTTTTTTA